TATTGTATTTTTATTTGGTAATCAAAAAGGAGCTGGAACAACCAAAATCTCTGTTACAAAAGACAAGAGAAAAGTTAAAATAGCAACAAGAACAAAAATCTCAATCATGAAAAACCACATCAATGGTTTAGGTTATGAAGATGGACGTATCTTGGTCACATCACACGGTTTTATGTCAGGTAGAGAAGACGGAGATGAGAAGAAGTCTATTGAAGAGTACAAAAAAGAGTGTGGTGATTACATCAGTAAGATGTTAGGTGTTAACGTTACAGACATTGCAGACGCAGAAGTTGTAACAGAAGAGTCAGATCTATAAAAATTTTAAATGTCGGTTTTACTTGTTGATGGAGATAATTTACTTACGATTGGTTACTATGGTGTTAAGAACGCCTTTCATAAAGGAACACACATTGGGGGAATATATCATTTCCTTAATACTCTTAGGAGAGCGTTTGAAACATATAATTTAGAAAAGATTGTAGTATTTTGGGACGGTAAAGACGGTTCACAAAATCGTAAAAAAATATATGTTCATTACAAGGAAAACCGACGTTCAAGATTACGTACAGAGGAAGATTTACATTCATATACATATCAAAGAGATAGGGTTAAACAATATTTAGAAGAATTATTTGTAAGACAGGGTGAGTTTGAATTTTGTGAAACTGATGATAACATAGCTTATTACACACAAAACTCACCAAACGAAAATAAAATTGTCTATTCATCAGATGGAGATTTATTACAACTTCTATCAGAAAACACACAGGTATATAACCCAAGTCATCAAAAACTATACAAACAAAACGATACGATTGTTTACGACCACGAGGAAATCTTAATTGAAAATGTAAAATTGGTTAAGATGTTATGTGGGGATAGCTCCGATAATATCGCAGGTATTAAAGGAATGGGAGTTAAAAGATTTCTATCTTTTTTCCCTGAACTTAGAACCGAATCAATCTCTGTTCAACAAGTTAAAGAAAGGAGTGAACTTCTTTTTGAACAAGACAAACACAACAAATTAATTACAAATTTACTAACTGGCGTTACTAAACACGGAGTATTCGGAGAGGAATTCTTTGATGTCAACAGTCGTATTGTTAGTTTAGATGAACCATTCTTGACGGATGAAGCTAAGGATGTAATTAATCTTCTTATAAATGAACCATTAGACCCTGAGGGTAGGTCATATAAGAACACAATGAAAATGATGATGGAAGACGGACTATTTGGTCTATTACCTAAATCAGAAGACGCTTGGATAAATTTTTTAAATCCATTTATGCGTCTAACAAGAATAGAAAAGAACTATAAAACAAAAAAAATAAAATAATAAAAATTAAAAACTATGAGTAATCAATTAGACATTACAAAATTTGAGTTCGTATTGACTTTGGAAGGAAACATCATTTGCCAAAGATTCTTTAATGTAAAAGATTATGTAGAACAAGCAACACGTTCTATGGACTTACATTATTATGTAAAAAATATTTGTGAAGATATTTCTTACGATTTAAAAATAAAAAGTTCCAACTATCTATGTGAAAATCAAAACTATATCCTCAATTCAGAGAATGTGGAAGAATTAAATGAAGGGCAAAAAGAACACTTTTTATTGGAAATTAAGTTAGGTGAGGATGTATTTATTCAAAGGATATTCCCCGCGTATTACTACCATCCAAAGGTTAGATACACGGTTGATATTCGTCCAAGACTAAAAAGAATTTTGTCAGATTTAACCGACATTTTGTCTTCAGAAGAATTGGAAACAAGTTATTTACAGTACGAATTATAATTTTAAATTTATATATACAACTATTATGGAAGAAAGGAATTTTGGGTATTTGGGGTTTTCGTTTCAACAATCCCTTATCAAAGCAATCATTGAAGATAAGAAATACGGAGAAACAATTATTGACGTGTTAGAAAGTAAGTTTTTTGATAATAATTCGTTCAGATTTATTATGGAAAACACAAGAGAGTTGTATAAGAATTACAATAAAATTCCCGATTACAATACTTTAGCACAGAAAATTATGGCCGAAGGCGGTAATAAAGATTCATCTAAAATTCATGTTGATACGTTAGAAGCAATTAAAAATAATGAGTCTCAAATTGAATATGTAAAAGATACTGCACTTAATTTCTGTAAACAACAAAACTTAAAAAGAGAGTTAAAGAACGTACAGAGTATTATTGAAAGTGGTGAGTTTGAAGCTTATAATAAAATTGAGGAAATTATTCAAAAAGCATTACAAGTTGGTTTATCCAATGATGAGGCGACAGATGTATTTCACGATATTGATGGAGCATTAGAAAAGGACTTTAGACACCCATTACCGACAGGTATTGTGGGAATTGACAACTTACTTAAAGGTGGGTTAGGGATTGGAGAATTAGGGGTTGTATTAGCACCTACAGGTACTGGTAAAACTACCTTACTTACTAAGTTCGCTAATACTGCATATAACTTAGGTTATAATGTAGTACAAATATTTTTTGAGGACAATCCAGGTAATATTAAAAGAAAACACTATACGATTTGGACGGACATCGCTCCTGACCAACAACCTGAATTTAAAGATGAGGTTAAATCAAAAGTGGAAGAAGCACAGGCTAAATCTAAAGGAAGTTTGAAGTTATTAAAATTGGCAAGTGATAATGTTACAGTTTCTGAAATTAAAAATAAAATCAGAAAGATGAATTCTGAAATAGGTAAAAAAGTAGATTTATTAGTTTTAGATTACGTTGATTGTATTTCTTCAGACAAGTCAACAAATGGTGAGGAATGGAAAGGTGAGGGTTCAGTTATGAGAAGTTTGGAATCAATGACAGGTGAATTTGAAATGGCAATATGGACCGCAACACAAGGTAACCGTGAATCAATTTCATCTGAAGTTGTAACGGGAGACCAAATGGGAGGTTCAATTAAAAAGGCACAAATTGCTCACGTTATATTATCTATTGGTAAAACATTAGAACAAAAAGAACATAACTTAGCAACACTTACACTATTAAAATCTCGTATTGGTAAAGATGGTGTAGTTTTTCAAAATTGTAAATTTAATAATGAATATCTCGTTATTGATACAGAATCACAAAATACATTATTGGGTCATGAAGAACAAGAAGTTCAAAAGAGAGCAAACAGAGCTGCTGAGATTTATAAAAAGAATCAAGAGAAGAAGACACAAATAATAAATAAATAAAAAAATAAAGTTTAGAAATGCAGAAAGGTAAAAAATTTCTGAGTGACTTGAAGTTACACTCGGACTATTTCAAATGGTTGGAAGATAAAGGAAGATATGAAACATGGGAAGATGCATGTGAAAATATCATAGATGGACACAGAAAAAAATATGTGGAATATAAAGATACGGTAGAACCTTATTTGGTGTCGGCGTTAGAAAGTATGAAGGATCAGGCGATATTAGCTTCACAAAGAAACTTACAATACCGACATGAACAAATTATGAAACATAACACGAGAATGTTTAACTGTACATCAGGACACATTGCTCGTAATAGAGTTTTCCAAGAGATTTTCTATTTGGCGTTATCTGGTTGTGGATTTGGCGGTGGGTTATCAATCCCATTTGTTAATAACTTAAGTAAAATTCAAAAAAGAACTTTAGGTACTAAAACATATGTTATTGAAGATAGTATTGAAGGATGGGCAAACTCATTAGGAGTTATTATGTCATCATATTTTGTTGATGAACAACCTTTCCCTGAATTTGCAGGATATGAAGTGAAATTTGATTATTCACAAATCAGAGAAAAAGGCGCGTTTATTAGTGGTGGGTTTAAAGCGCCTGGTCCAGAAGGATTAAAACAATCTTTAGAAAAGATAGAAGCGTTAATTGAAAAGTGGTTAACTAATGAAGGAAATAAAATCAGACCAATTTTAGCGTTTGATATTATTTGTCATTCGGCTGATGCTGTATTATCAGGTGGAGTTAGACGTTCAGCGTTAAATATGATTGTTGACCCTAACGATACTGAAATGATTCACGCTAAGACAGGTAATTGGAGAATGGAAAATCCACAAAGAGGTCGTAGTAATAACTCAGTTTTGTTATTAAGAAGTGAGGTTCAAAAAGAACAATTTAATTATTTAGTACAACTTAATGATGGTGCTAATGATATTGGATTTGTTTTTGCAAATAGTTGGTTTGACATGTTTAATCCATGTTTTGAAATTTTAAAAATTCCAGTATTAGATACTGTAGATTTTTCTAAAATCAAATATGACGATGTTGAAGAATATGTTAAAAACAATAAAGAAAAATTTGGTATTCAAGGTTGTAACTTAACTGAAATTAATGCGGAGAAGGCAACCACAAAAGATAAATTTTTAAAGGCTTGTAGAGATGCTTCTATCTTAGGTACACTACAAGCGGGTTATACAAGTTTTCCTTACTTAGGTGAAACAAGTAGAAAGATTTTTGAAAGAGAAGCTTTATTAGGTGTTAGTATTACAGGTTGGATGAACAATCCAAAATTATTTAACGCGGAATTATTAGAAGAAGGTGCTCAAATGGTAAAAGATACAAATAAAGAAGTTGCCGCAGTAATTGGTATTAACCAAGCGGCAAGAACTACTTGTGTTAAACCTTCAGGTAATGCGTCAGTTGTATTAGGAACCGCTTCAGGTATTCACCCTGAACACTCTGAAAAGTATTTTCGTATTATACAATTGAATAAAGAAAGTAATACAGCAAATTGGTTGGTTGATAATATGGGATTCTTATTGGAAGAAAGTGTATGGTCATCAACTAAATCAGATTACGTTGTGTTTGTACCTGTTGAAAATCCAAAAGTTGGTTTATTCAAAAAGGATATGAAAGGTATTAAACACCTTGAGTTAATTAAGTTGGTTCAAAAACATTGGGTAAATGCGGGAACTAATCCTGAGTTATGTGCTTACATGCCAGTTAACCACAATACATCTTGTACAGTTATTATTGACGATAAAGACGCAATTGT